ATTAGCAATCCTGGCAACATATATGGTAGTGATCTTGAACAGGCATATCAACAGGCCATTAATCAAGTTGACAGCTATGCAGGCGGTTTAGGAGGAGCTGTAGATAACATATTTGGACAGAGTGAGGCCATTGCAAAAGATGCCGCAACTTCCTTTAAACAGTCAATTGTGACAAACATATTCGGAGCTGAAGGTGCCACCGTCGGAGCGGCATTAAGACAGGGTTCGATTGCTTCCATATTTCCAATGATAAATAATCTAAACGAAGCAGCTAACACGAAGTCTAACCTTGGAAACAACTACGAATAATGGACTCTATTAAAGAGCTTTTTCAAGATAATTTAAGAGATTCGCACTGGTTAGGAGAAATCGTTAATAACGAAGATCCATCAAATCAGGGCCGTTGTAGGATACGCATTTTTGGTAAGTTTGATCTAATTCCTGATGAAGATCTTCCATGGGCCCTTTGCGGTTCTAATGATTCACATGGTCAATTTGCGGTTCCAGCCGTAGGTGACATTGTTTCTGTTAGATTTGATAACGGAAACTTATACACTCCAGTTTATTTCTTTCAGGCTAAGGCACGTCAAGAAGTTTCAGACATGGTATCTGCGAATGGTGCAATGGGAGTGGTCTCACTTTTCTATGACCCATCGAGAATGCAACTGTATTGGAACTCATCAGAGGGTGTTAAGTTGATTGGTTCAGCCGGTGAAGGCCTATTTCAGGCCGCTGATCTATTGCATCTCGTTGGAATGGGTGGAGGTTCAGAAGAACCTGCCGTGTTAGGTGATAAAAATGAAGATGCCCTTAACGAAATTAAGAACACGTTGCAAAAGCTAGCAATTGATCTAACCAATCTATCAACAAACATGACAGCTCTCGCATCGGCAGGTGTTGCGGCAGCCTCACTTCCTATTTTGAGTGCTGCTCCGCTTGCAGTGCCGTTGGGGACCGCTGCTACAGCAGCTGCAACTGCGGCTACGAATTTGACTTCTTCAATTCCCGTTATTGCTGCTAAGATTCCACCTACCAAATCAACAAAGGTAAAAGTTAACTAAGATGGCTGACGGTAAAGATACAAACAACACGGGAGTCGGAAATGCAACCGATGGCGGCGGTGGCAATAACATGAACACCGATAACGCTGCAAATACTGGCGGTGGAGGCGGTGGAGGCGGCCAAAAAGGAGGCGGATCACAACCTAATCCTAAAAAGACCACTGACAGAGATAAATTGTATAGGGAACAACTAAAGGCCAACCCTATCTACGGCGACGCTCCTCTCGATTGGTACAAGGCTATTTCATCTGCCTTCGGCATGGATACGATTAAAAAGACGAAAACCAAAGACAATAATCCCGACATTCAAGCCGCGAATGAAAAGGCAAAAGCCGACGGTATTAATAACGTAGCAAATTTATCCCATGCTCTCACACTAACTCTTATGCAAGCGCTTGGAAAAGCAGTTGATAGGGCTGTTGCAGGTGCTATTGTCAAGGGAGACGACCGCTATAAAAAGAAGTGAGTTATATAATTAGTATTTTACACCTTTAAATTAAACATAAATGACAAATCAAAACAACGGTACCAATAATGGTACTCAAAAGCGAAGAAGACTTCAAGAAAACTCTAACAAAAAACAAATTAAAGTAGAGGTAACTGAAGTTGAAAAAGAAGAGGTAGAAGTCAACCTTGATGAATTTGATTCATCTACAGACGAATTCTTAACTCCAACTGGAGAATTTGATTGGGACAGATACGAGTCTTATTACAACCGAAAACTCAAACCCAACACTAAGATTAAGACAGGTTCCCACAAAGACGTGGTGTACTGTCACGAGCCTTATGCTCAAGAAATGTATAATTTATTGTCTACCGTTCAATTTGACGACGGTATCTCTGAATTAACCGTAGGTGCTGTTGAAGTTGGAAGAATCCACTCGATGAGTGAAAAATGGGCAACAGTCGATATTAATTATCGTGAAATGTTGTACATTGATTTGTCAAGAGAAGATAGAGACGTTATTGCAGACGTTAGACCTGGAGACGAAGTTGCTGTAAAAGTTTTAAGTGATAAAACTGACGTTAGAGAATACGCAGTTGCTTCTATCACTGAAGGAACTAAACAAAAGGTGTTTGCAGAACTTAGACAAGCAGCTGACGATGGAGATACAGCATACCTAGGTACTATTAAAGAGATGATCCCGGGTGGAGGTTACCTTGTACTCGTTCAAGGTATCCAATGTTTTATGCCTGGTTCACTTGCGGGTATTAATAAACTGCATGACTTTAGTTCAATTGTCGGTGCTCAGATGTACGTGGTACCTGATTCATTCTCGTCTAAGAGAGGTACAATCGTGGTTTCTCACCGAAAATACTTACAGGCAATGATTCCTAGAGAAATTGAAAACCTACAAGCTAATATCGATTCTGAAATTAAAGGTAACGTAACAGGTACTGCAAAATACGGTGTATTCGTTGAATTTAATACATGTTTGACGGGTATGATTCACGTTAATGACCTATCACCTGAGTTATTCAATTCTCACAAAAATGGTACTGTAAATCCTGGTGATGAAGTTACCTTCAAAATCAAAGAAATTGTCAGTAACGAAAAGATCATCTTGACTCAAAAGGAAAAGTCTGAGATGAAGGTTGATAACTCATGGGAAGAATTCACTAAAGGTTTAAAGTTACCGACGCTGGTTGAAAACGCTACCATCAGATCAATTAAAGATTACGGTTTATTCATCGCCGTTCACGGTTCAGTGGTAGGTATGGCACACATCTCTGAGTTCCCAGAAGGTACAGTATTGAGAGACACTTTCCAAAAGGGTCAGGAAATTGTAGTAGAGGTTACTAAGGTTGATGAAGATACCAAGAAAGTATTCTTGAGAGTTATCGGTGCATAATTCTTAGTTACTACTTAATTACTACTTAGTTACAAGCTCAGTTATTTCGGTAACTGAGCTTGTGTCTAAACCGCTACCCGGTGCGGTAGATATATAAACTTAAATAGTAAGATAGTGTCTACTGCATGTTAAACGAAGCAAACAAGGATATACTCCTTCATTCATTTTGCGGCATTGAATTTGAGTTTTACTCGAATCACAGTGTTGAAAAAACAGCTGAGATGGTCGGTGAATATCTGGGTCGTAAGATTCAGGTAGAAGAAAAGGCTCACTCAGATTTTCAACCGTCCGATAAGGTGTTTAAGTTGGAGCCTGATATGTCAGGTGGTGCCGGTCTCATTGAGATGGTGACTGGTGCATTGCCGTATCCTGATGCCAGACTGATCATCATTAAGATGTTACATTGGATCTCGGAAAACGGTCACACTACTGATAGAGCGGGTATTCACCTTAATGTATCGTTTGACAAAAAGATTGTGGGTTCAAACTTTATCACTCACATGAACACTTTAAAGTTCATCTTGGACTTTAAAGAAGAACAGGTGTATAAACACTTTCCTGAACGTAGAGATCTTGTTTACGCCAAGTCAATCAAGTACGTTCTGCCTAAGAATGAGCTGTTTAACTTTGATGAAAATCACATCTCTAAAATGCAGTTTAAATATCCAGACACCAAGTATTATGGTGTTAACTTCTTAAAACAGGAGAAAGGGTACCTAGAATTTAGATACCTGGGCGGTAAAGATTATGAAAAGAAGACTTCAACAATTCTTCATTTACTTGACAGTTTTCTAATTCAACTCTGGAACACATGTAAGAATCCTGATTTAACAGAGCTTAATCGCCTTGAGTTAAGAAGAATCATGTCAAACATGAAAAAGATTTACGACCTTTACAAGGATCATCGTAACTTTAAGAATTTTCAAAAGATTGATTTTACTCTTGATCTTCAGAACCACGGTGAAACGATTGACATGTTCTGGTCTAACATTAAAACCCAAGTTGTAAAACTTATTTCAGAGGGCGGAATGACAGAGGGTCATATTAACTACGACACTGATCGTTCAAGGGTTCAGGTTAAAGATGGTGTTTTCTTAGGAGCCCATGGTTTGGAGGGTTATGAATTCGTAGATTGCAAGTTTAGAGGCGAAGCAATCTTAAGTGATTTTTACAGATGCCAAATTGATGGATCTGACATTCAGCGAAGTAATCTTTACCAGTCAACTCAGGTTGATGGATCAAAGGTTCAATCATGTTACACTCATAACAGTTGCACTCTAAATAACTGCTATGTATTTGGAACCGACAGTGTTTTTAAAGGTACTATGTCGGGTGGTATTTTTAGAGAGGGTAAATATAGCGAGAAGTTCGCCAAGTTTGATAAGACCGAGGTGATAAACTCTAAAAAAATAAACTAAAGAAATGGGTGATATTTTTATTGGTGATTTAGACAATCTAACCACCCCACCAGATTACGATTCTAATTGCCTAAACGATTTCATTGACGAAATCGGAAGTCATGTTACAGGTGCATGTATGATTCCTATGAACCTACCTAAGTCGGAGGTGTATAACATCATTAAGCGTGCAAAGAAGTGGTTTTACAAAACGTATGAGTACTCAGTGACTGAGAACTTCTTGTACATTCCAGTTGAGGTGTTTGACACTGATCACTTCAGAAGACGTAGATCATTAACACTACCTAAAGAGAATCCTGCAACAGGAGGAAACGAAGTGTATGCTGTTTATGCCGTTGCTGAAATTGGTTCAAGATACGGTGCAGGTTCTGCTATCACTTTCACAACAGGTGACTTTGACGTTCAAAGAGCACTGTTTGGTTCTCTTTATTCAGGTGGTGCATCAATTGTTGCAGGTGCAGAAAACTTACAGTACTTTGTAATTAACGAATCTTTCTTTGACATGGCTCGTCAGATTCTTGAAAACCCATTGTCTTTCCACTATTCACAGCAGACACATGAATTGAAATTTACAGGTCAAACACCAACTAAACCCGTCGTTCTAGAGATTTACGAAACTCTTCCAGACTGTGCATTATTTGCAGATGAAATCTTCTTCAGATACGTGGCCGCAAAGGTTATGATTTCACTAGGTCAGAAATTAGCTATTTTTGGTTACAATCTTCCAGGTGGCATTACGATTAACGCTGACATTATTCAGTCAATGGGGCAGGATGAATTAGATAAAGTGATTGAAGAAATCAAAAATGATGAGGGCACCGACTGGATGATGCACTCGTAATGTGATATATAAAGATAGCCATGGAATTTTACGTAAGAGCAGAAGGAGATCCAAACTACGATCCATATAAGGTTCATTCTGAGAGTGAGATCTCAAAGGTCATCACGCAGATTGAAACTATTCTGTTCACTAGAAAAGGTGATGTTCTTGGCGAACCAGATTTTGGAGCAAATCTTGAAGATTTGATATACACTCTTAATTACAATGAGAGTATGGTTACTTCAACCATTGAGGATCAAATTCAAAGATATGTACCACTGGCTGGAAAATATAGAGTATCGACTAATGTTTCTTTTTATAAGGGAACCGTTAGAGATATTGCAGAAATAAACATTACACTTAACTCGAAGTATCAAGTTCAAGTGTATGTAAACTAATAAACGTCTGACATGGCCCAATTCAATTTTCTTGACACTGCTAGAGTTGCAGTTACACAGATTCAACAGGACGTTAGAACCTATTTGAGCAGGGTTTACGGTAATGCTGAAAGCATTTTCACAACTGCATCTCCGTTTTCTCAGATGGTTAAAGTAGCGTCAGAGCTTACTAACATGATCTTCTATTACATTGAAGACGCGACTGTTGAACAAAACATTATCACGGCTCAACAGCCTGAATCCATCTATGGACTAGCTAGATTGGCTGGCCATGATCCTACTAGAGGATTTGCTGCGATGGGAGAGATTGAAATAACATGGAAGCCGGGTATGCAATCTGAAATTGCAGGAAATACCCTTTATATTAATTCCAATTCTCAGATTAGATCTAATAACAACTCTTTAATTTACTTATTAAGATCTTCGACCGATTTAATTAGCATTTCAAAAGGCCTAGCAGGATATATTAAAGTTCCTGTCGTTCAGGGTGAAACCCAAGCACAGAATGTCACAGGGTCAGGTGAACCTTTTCAAACTTTTAACATTCAAACCGGAGGTGTTACAGCCCACGATATTGTCGACGTTGCAGTTAATGGTGAGAAATGGACAGTATATGAATCTCTATATGACATGAACGCTTCTACAAAGGGAGTAGTTATTAAGACTGGTATCACCGGTGGTATTGATTTATTCTTTGGTAATGGTAACTTTGGACAGATTCCTAACAACGGTGCGGTAATCGAAGTTAATTACATTAAAACCAATGGCAGATCTGGAAATCTGGGCGATTCACCTGATATTTCATATAAGTTTGTTGATCCAGGATATGATGCATTAGGAAATGAATACGACCTTAATAATCTATTGGAAATCAGAAGTACCGCCTCTCCTAAAATGGGAGCAGATCCTGAATCAATTGAATTTACAAAACTAATTGCGCCTCTTACATCTAAGTCATTTGTACTTGCAACTCCAGACAATTACGAACACTTCCTAGCAAGATACAATATGTTCTCTTATGTTGATGCATATTCACAGACTGATGATCAATATTTAGATGACGATAATATCATCTATCTTTTCCTTCTCCCTGACGTTAAGTCAAAACTAAAGTCAAATCAAGATTATTTCTCCGTTCCAACCGAAGAATTCTTTTTTACACAATCTGAACTTGAGGGCATTAGAGAAGCAATTGAGTTATCAGGTAAGCAGATGGTAACGACTGAGATCTCATTCGTTGATCCAAAGCCAAAAATGTATGCTATGAACATTTGGGTTCGTCACTTTGAAGGATTTGACGAAATTCAACTTCTAGCTGAAATCAGAAGAAAGATTTCAACGTATTTAATGTCTATCACTAGAAGAGATAGATTGCCTAAGTCTGACATTGTCGCCCTTCTAGAAGGAGTCGATGGCATTGACTCAGTTAACGTTCAGTTTCTATCTAAGTCAGAAGAAGACGCTCTAAGAACAGGATCATACACAGTAACACAGACAACTATCACTCCACAAACCCCCGTTCTAGAAGATGTTGGCAATGGTAAGAACAGAATTCTATTCTTTAAGAAAACTGTAACTTCAAACACTATTACCTTTAATGCCACTGATGGAATTCCAGCTGACGTTAGAATGTCTATCACTGGTCTAGATGAATTTGGAGATATTGCACTGAGTAAAGAAGACGTTGCGATGTTTAGAGGTGGATGGGCTGATAGAACAGGTTCAACAATTGCCGATGATGCTAAGATTGGAGAAGCAGCTGCGCTTTCAGTAAGCTTTGCTAAACCAATTCCAAGAACTGTCTTCACTCAAATTCAGGCAGCAAATAGAAAGTCAATCTAATGAGCGATCTATACAAAGACCTTTATAAGTACAAGCTTGGTAAAAAGTATAACATAACCAAGAGTGCCAACGATTATAAACTGAATGAAGGTAGGGACTATTCATACGACCTTATGACCAAGGGTCTATCACCTCACATTCAAAGAAAGGAAACAATGAAAGATTTCATTGAGTTCATTCAAGACATGTTTGTTACTTCAACAAGAGCGGTAACACAACTAAAACTGTTTAAGGCATTTGCAATGCCAAAAGATTATTTGAAAGTTAAGTAATGAGATACTCAGGACTAAGATTCTTTAATGGTACAAACTATGAAGTGCAGTTGGAATACGACAGCACATCAGAAGTGTTTGAGGGATACATTCACATGGATGAGGTATCTACTGGATTATATGAGTCAGTGTCCCTGTTCATCCTAGAAGAGGCGTACAACTCCCTTGGCGCTTCTGTATTGGTTAAACCAGTCGGGTCTAACATTGGTTCTCAATTTAAGTTGGAGTGGAGAGATTGGTATCAGTCTTCAAAGGACATTAATTTGGTTGGTGTTAAGTTGGTTGATGGTGATCCTTACGTTGAAACTCTAACTTCTCAGATCTTAGATCCTCAACCAAACTCAGTTGCGGTTTCAACTTCATCAGGTATTCACACCCTTGGAACTTCATACGCTAAAGACGCTTTACAGGTTAACGTCGCTCTGAACTCAGAACGCGATGATTCACATCGTAGAGACCTATATTTGATTGACACTATTGACGACCACGTGGTCGCTATCATCCACTTTTACGGTGAAACAGTTGGAGAGGACGAAAGACTGGGTGTTCTACTTTCAAACTTTGGCGCAACACTTTCAACTGCGGATCAATTCCTATTCAAAGATCATGACATTAACGAGGTCGGTACTGACTGGAAACTCTTAAACCGTAAGAGAAAGGAACTTCTACTTGAACTATCAAACATTAAACCGTTCATTGGTACATATAAGGCGCTGATTAACGCTATTAAATTCTTTGGATATAACAATCTAACACTAAAGGAGTATTGGTTGGTGGTTGACGATAGATCACCAATGTTTGGTAAACTAAAGGCGTTTGAAATTCCATCTTCGTCAAAAGGTTCTTACGTATCTAACAAACTAAAGGGTATTCAACTACCTTCATCTTCATACAAAAAGACTTCACGTTTTGGACTGTACTATAAGTTGAACACACCTAACGGTAACTTTGATCAGTGGGACACTCCACAGGTTGATGAAGTTTTTGACTTCACCGCTGACGAAGTTCTAATCAAGTTATACGGTCTTAAGAACAAACTACAAAGAGAGTACCTTCCACTGAATGCCAAGATCATTGACATCATTGGTGAAGCGGACTTCTTCTATTCATATAATACCAACATTTGGAACAATCAGAATCCAATCGATACTATCGTAGCGGGTGTTGACCCAAAGATTGAGATTCACCAGACAGAACCTTTTATTGAGGATTTGAGATTGGTTTCAGATCTTTACACTGGTAAAACACAAGACTTTTCATCACTGTCAGATGTTGATATGTCAGCCCTATATTCTGATACTGAAGACTTCTATACCAATTACTACGAATTAAATAGATCAACGTTCCAAGAATCTTTTGAAGATATTCCAGTGGGAGCTCCGGTTCAGTTGGAGTGTAAGTCCTTCCCTGATACATGGGAAGACGCTGAGTTCACTTGGATTGATGCTGACGCAGTAACTTACCTGACTTGGAACAACTGGTGGAAGAGAGATGTGTATGAAACGACTTGGACAATTACAGGTCCTAAGGGTTGGTCACAGGTTTTAACAGGTGAAACTGCAGATATGTTAAAGGTAGCGATTGCTCTACCTTATGAAGGATCTTATGATGTTAAGATTGAACACACTAATCTATTCAACCATGTATCTAATGAGACATATCCTAACTCTATTCATGCTAAGATGAAGTCACTTGAGATTTACGGCATGTACAGGTGGATGGACAGAGAGTACTATGATTGGCAATCTTCAAACTTTAAGTGGGGTGTTGCAGGAGGTTCATGGGGTTTCCCACAACAAAACAACGACACTGTTGACCAAGAAATTGGTACACTGTACTTGACTTTAGATAGAGCGAACTATGTTAACGATGACAGTCAAGGCGTTAACTTCTCAACTGTTAGAAGATACGTTGACACTTCATCAACCACCGGGTTTGGTGAAACCCCAGGTCCATACTTCTGGAGAAACCTTAGAAAACATGAATGGAATGACGGTAAACACACATGGTGGGATGCAACTAGAGTCGGTTCTGACCTAACTGCGTCATTCAAAATTGAAAATGCTGATCCAGGTTCTTCATTTACTATTGAACACTTTAACTATCAGACATACCAGTACGAATATAGCACTTATGTATTTACAGTTGATTTGACTGATCCTACCGATATTCCAGCATGGCAATCAGCTGCAAATGATTTGAACGCATCGACTGATCCAATTCTATCTAAATTTACATATAATCCTGTATTTAAAGACGTTGATGGTGATGGAATAATTTCCAATGGTATTGATTATTGTAAATACATTTTAGCGGTCGGCAAGGATTATTCTAATAGATACGATTTTGAAGATGTGTATGAAGCGGTAGCTTCGGTTGGTTCAGTAACAATTACTGGTAAAGTTAATTACACGCCATATAATCCAACATTCAATGATATTCAGATTGCAGAAGCATATGCTGAAATTGAACTACTAACTCACATGACTTTCAGTGCAGACAAATCAATGATGCCTGGAAAGAATAAATACAGATGGACGATACGAAATAACAGTACATCGATGTCTGATATATACTACAGTAATAAGTGGTTAACATATCTCTTCGAGGACAAAGGTGATTACACCCTTGAACTCGAAGTTACTGATGTTAATGGAAACACTAATACTTTAGTGAAAAACGCTTTAACAATTAAATAAATATAAACGAGCAAAATGGCAATCATCACAACAATTCAAGGTACAGACAGCCTTTCAGCGTCAAGAGTAACTTTGAACGACAATTTCACTGCAATTAATGATGAATTGGCACAGGTAACTACGTTGCTTGACCCTTCAACTGGTAACTTGACTGGCGTTATTGACGCTGGAGTCGAAACTCTATTAGTTGATGCAGGCAATGCGGCTGAGTTCGCCACAACAGGCAACACTCTAACATCTGATACTGACGTTGATGGAGCAATCTCTTTCAATGGCGCAGTTTCTTACGATGTTACAGCTGCTTCAGCGCTTCCTGCTGCTAACTCATTTGTTGGTACTATTTATGTAATTGATTCTACAACAGCTGCAAACCCCGTAACTCTAAACATTGGAGACAATGGTCAAGAAATTACGTTAGTGGCTGACGGTGGAACAGTTTACATTGATAACACTAACATCGCGGGTCCAACCGCTGCAGTTGAAATTGCAGAGTTCGGTACTCTAACCCTAAGATTTGTTGGTACAATGTGGTACATTGTATCTTCATTCAACGCAACAATTACAATTTAATAATCAATAGATCAGGATAGATGGCAACACCATTAGTAAGAACGGTTCAAGAACAAGGCGGAACAATGTTTGCATTTGCTTCTGCGGCTAGGGATTTAACCAGAGCACAGGGTGATCCTGATTTAAAATTTGAATTCTCACACTATGCATTGTTAGATCTTCCAGATGTAACAGCTCCAGTTAATGGCCTAAACACCATCGATTACACTAATCTGTATGAAGGTGCTGGATCATGGACACCATCGGCAAATGACAATCAAAGCTGGTCTGAAGCTTTTCAAAACTACGCGTTGAACCTAGAAGAAATCATCAGAAACGATGATGATTTTGATCCAACAATCTATCAATCAGACGCAGAAAAGATTTTCTTTAAGTTTCTTTCTGCCGTTGGTGCAATTAGAATTAGAACTGCTACTGCGTCAGAAGCAATCTCAACTATCGCAAGATACATTGAAGAAGACACTGCTTCCGGAACAGGTACAGATTACACTAGAATCATTAAATATCTTGGTACTGTAGACGTAATTAACGATAAGAATTACGCGGCTAACACTTACCAAGAGGTGTTTATTAACGTTCCTACATCTGTTGGTTACACACCAACAGTTCTATTGAAAGATGGAACATATAACACCACAAGTCTTACAGTGTATCCTCACAGCAACGGTCTGATTAATGGTAGAACGTCTCACCCTGAGACAGCGTTTAGCATCAACGCTTTGCACGATGCATCAACAGAATACGACGTTAATACTAACACATTGCCGGCTGTTGGAATTGATTGGGAAGAGCAAAATTACTATGCAGTAAATGTTAACTCTTCAATTAATACACTTCATGATTTCTCTCAAAGAGGTGGTAACTTCCAATTCAACGCCGTTCTAGTTTATTACGATCTGTATTCGCAATCAAATCCTGCCAATAGAGCAACAAATCTCTATGGTATTCTTTTGCTCGATAACTTTAAAGATGGTAAGATCAGAGAACTAAATAAGTATAAGCCAAATTCCGTTACCGGTTTGAATGGTAATGCTTATTCTCTAAAGCTTAACATCAAATACAACACATCACTTGATAACGTTGGCGTTGAGAACTCAATCAACGACTTTACAACGTTCTCAATGGACCTATTCTTTGACACCACATCTGTCCTAGAGAATGCAACTAAGTTACTTCTTCAGGCTAATGACAGATATGCGGGTATTGTTAGAAGATTGGATACCATGGAAAACATGGTTCTTTCTTCTGAAGATGCTCAAGAAATGTCAGCTCAAATTGCTTCACTTCAACAACAGGTTGAAAATGCATCTTTGAATTATGCAGATGAAGCATCTCTATTGAACATGATTACTGAAATCAATAGAAGAATTAATCACATTGTAGACGGTACTATTCCGACCGAGGTTCAGTATAACACTGACGTAATTGCAGCCGGTAACGGAATGGCCATCGATAAGTCGACCCCTAATAAGATTAAAGTTATTAACTCTAACAATGGTTACCAACTTCTTCAGGCTTTTCAATGGAGCAATTTAGCTAGCGTAATGGGAACTAAAATATCTACATACGATCCATCTGATGCGACGACATACGGTTTATATTGCAGACTAAAACCATTCTCAAATATGCTAAGAGTGACAACTTCCTCTGGAGCTGCCGATAATGATGTCAATATATACATTGATACAACTCTTTCAGGTTGGAACGATGGACAAGTTGTAAAGCTTGCTTTCAATTCTAACATTGAAATGGATGGTAATAACATAAACTTCTACACCAAGATCTCAGGTAATTGGGAACAAGTTGCTCAAGTTGCCTATGGCAGTTTAATCAGCAAGAAACCTTACATTGAACTGGTGTGCACTGATAAAGTAAACCTAACGTTTGTAACAGACGTCCTAAGATAAGATGGCAAATAACAGCATTTCGCAAATCATTAGACAGTTTCTGGAAATGAACCAGAACTCTTTGGAAACTTATGAGAAGATTTCCGAAGCGATCACAACCGATAAGCAGACGGTTACTATCGATTTATTCGATGAGAATGGAGCTCTTAAGACGGTTCAAGTTCCTGCATTTGGTTATCTAAAGCGTGAAATTGAAAGACTTGATACTAACATGAAATCACTTTCAGGGTTGGGTCAAGGAGATGCTGCCGTTAGAATGAAAGACGGTACGTTTAGACAGATTCAAAAGTCTAAGCTTAAGACACCTGCAAAAGCAGTTTCAACCGTTGCGGTTCCTACTGAATTTTCTACCAAGTCAAACTATTTCTTTGAATCTTTCTTAAATCCACTTCTTACTATTAAGTTAGACGTAGCGGGTCAGGTTCCAGCGGATACCGAAAAGATCAAAATTAAAAGATATTTGATCGACTCTCAAGCCCCTGCTTCAGCGGAGTGGTTTGATCAGACCGTTAAAGGTTCAGACGCCCTAGAAATTAACAGCCTTGTTTCTCTACTTGAAACAAATAACGTTGCTTACAACGTTGACGAAGAGGTTATTGATGCTCCAGTTAGATCAACACAATACTTTGGTGCATTTGACGTATCTAAAGTTCGTACTATTCAAAGAAACGTAGTAGTTGACGGTGTATCTATTACTAAGAGCGTTAAGCTTTACTCTCTTAACAAGTTTACATATTCTGATTCTAATAAGAATCTAAACGATACTGAACTTCTTAAGGTTGGAGATGAGTTATTAGTTAACTCAGGCAGCGCCTCGACAAAGTATAGAGTAGTTGCTCTAAGCTCTGATACTCTTGAAGCAGAACTTCTATTAATTGAAGGTTACGAGCCTATTTTGGTTGGAGCTGCTCAGTTAAAGATTTACAAGAACAAAGAAGCGTATAATGCTATTGACATTAACGTTGGTTTTGATGAAAGAGTTATAGTATTCATTAAGCCTGTTGATCCAGATTCAAATTTAGAAGCTGAGACATGGTCACCAGGTGCTGCGTTCTATACTAACGATTTGCTAATCACTTTACCAAATGGTCAGGTTCAAACTCTTTCACAATATTATAAGAAAGAAGTTGCTGACTTTGGTCAAATGATCAAAGCTCTTAAGGACGATTCTATTCCTCCAGCAACACTCGGTGTTACACCTGATGCACCAACTCTAGAAGCTAATAACTTCAAAGTCGTTCAGATTAATACACATCTAACTGAGAACGATGCATTCAATAAGATTAAAAAATTGAATTCCAACAAGGTTGCTGCTGAAGAAAACATTAAAAGACTTGATGATGATATTTCTTCAAGAAGATCAAAACTTTCCACTTCTAAGTATCCAACTCTCGTTGCTAAAGATAGAGAAAAGAATGAACTAGCTACAGCCCTAAACCAAAGATCTGCAGAATCTAAATTGTATACTTCTTTGGTTAATGAAATTGTTGCTACTTCTAATTCTTCTTCAGTTAAGTCCATTACTCCTAAATACAGAGTTAGAGGTTTCTGGTCTATTCCTACTGCTAAACTTGCGGCTGAAACAATGCCACAAGAGATTGTACAATTTAAAGTACAGTACAGATACCTTTCAACTGATGGAAACCCATCTGCGGTTTCTCAGATTGAATTCTCAGACAGGGATAAGAATAAGACCGCTGTGTTTTCAAACTGGAACGAAATTCTAACGCCTGTTAGAAAAAGAGTCAAGGACGAAACAACTGGTAAATACTATTGGGATCTTGAGAACGTTGAAGACGGTCAAGCAATTAACATCAATCAGCTTGATATTGCTATTCAAGAGGGTGAAGTTGTTGAAGTTAGAATTAAGTCTGTTTCTGAGGCTGGATGGCCTGCAAATCCTGTAGAGTCTGATTGGTCAGACGTAACTAGAATTGAATTTCCAACTGGAACACAAGCATCTCAAGCTGTAACTACTATTGTCGATACTAGTACTCAAGAGATTGCATTAGTTAGAATGATGGATGAGTTGGAATCTAAAGGATTCTACACTCACATCGCAGACTCTTTCCAGGTCAATGAAAAATACTATTCACATGAAGCTTCTTCAATTGCGTCAGGCTTCCTAAGCCCAGAACAATCTCCAATTTCATTAATGGATAAGTTGATTGCAATGCAACAGGAAATTGATTCTTTAAAAGCACAAATTGAAGGAGTTAAAGGCGAACTATCTATTAGACTTGAATTCGAGGATGGAGCTTCACAGGTTATTCAAAACAATGCAGTTACTCAGGTATTTGCAGGATATTACACCGATGAAATTAAAGATCTTCAAATTAAAAAAGGTCACATTGTTACTAAGACGTTCAAGTTAATTCTTGAAAATAGTAAAGCTACAAAACTTGAACTTATTTCAAGATTAATAGGTAACAGAGCCCTTCCAACATTTAACTCGGGTACAGATCCTTTAACGTATAATGGTTTCGGTGTTAGTCCTGGTACTACGCCAGCTACTGAAATTGCTAGTGATAGTTTTTACACTAACAATGGCAAATACGATTTGGTACCTACTCAGTACCAAAACATGAGTGGCGTTGACACTAACTTATCATACTTTAATGATTCACCATATCAATCTGCACAACTAAGAGGGCAATACGTTTATTCTAGATACAAGAATGTTTCGGCTGACGCAATCCTATATGCAACCGATGACATCGATCCAACATGGACATCAACTTATAATTCTTCGCAAATAGATTATGAGTACGAGCTAACTAACGTAAATCAACTTAAGACCGATAACGGTCTTTCAGGATCCGGTTATGTATTTGACGGTACATACGATCTTGCTGGAGTTCCATCAAGCATTGACATTGTAGGAGCTGGCCTGTCATCTAACTATGACAGCGGTTTATTCCTCCACATCAATCACCCTGAATTGGCAGGTTCTTCATGGACAGGTACGAACGCAGTATACGGAAACGGTAGATTTGTCCAGTCTAAGACCTCAACTAAGAGAGCCAATGAATTAAATGGCAATCAACAGACTGCGTTTTATTACGATTCTATTTTGTCTAGAACAGTAAAAATGTCGTTTGAACCTAATGATCAATACCTATTGGGTGGAAAATCATGCGGTGCATACTTATTCATGTCTCCTCTATCGATTTCATCACTATCTGTTGATGCAGATAATAACCAAGGTGTTAGAGAAATTTCAGGTAATTCTTCAGTATCGGTTGACATTATCTTCCAGTACAGAATGACTGACTATGCCGGTACTTCGGATTCAGCAAGTGGACATGTTGGTGGTATTTCTTCTACGTCATTGAGTAACATTAGTTACTCTAAGAGAATTGGTATTGACATTTTTGATTCTCAATCTAACGAGTTCCACATCGACTTAGAGGTATTCGCCAAGTATAAGGCCTAAGCTGGTGTTATTAGGTGGTTGATATATACCTCAAGCGCTTAATAACATATTAACAGTTTAATGGCTAGCATTAACTTTGACGTAAATTCGAATTCAGTCGAAAACAAATCACAGGTCGTTTTAAGAACGAATCCACACCTGACTTCTAATGTGAAGTTGGTTGTAGATTCTGACGGGGAACTATACCTTGACAGTATCGACGCAAACAGAGTACTCTCTAATCAGAGGTACAAAAAGTTTCCGTTGGATTCAAAAGGTAACTATGCGTATGACCTTGCGCAGTTTTACAAGAATACTCCACTTGATAAAGTATATGAAGTTTGGAACAGGGACTCAAATATGTCCGTTTTCAGGGATTATAACAAACAGTACGAGGAACAATACCAGTATGGTAGTAGGCTAAATGACTCAAAGTTATATGAAGATAACATCAGATTCTTTGCTCCGATTTGGTTAGACACTGATCTACCCGAATACTTTGTCATTTATAGAATTAACGAACCAGTATCCCAGGTTGGATTAACTGACACGTACGACGGTATCAACAGTCGAGTGATGCAGATGTTGAACAACGCTGAGTTGATCAAAACATTTGACCTAAGACAAGGTTCAAAATTAGGTGATTACATTAACACCTACATCAATGACCCTAAGTTTCCATCTTCTCCATTAACGGTATCGTTTGAGAAAGATGAGAAAACATCTTGGAATGGTATTGACCTAGTTAAAGGCGGTTTCACATCTAAGGGAGAATACATCTTTGAAGATTTTGCGGTCACCGATCGTCAAGAAATATTAAATAATCAATACATCACCGAGGGTTTCAAACGCAACACAATGGTTTGCGCAAACCTTCTAAACCTAGAGTTCATCTTTGATGATGCAAGTGCAAGACCTTATGACGTACATCGTTATGTTGGATTTTACGTTAAGGCACATACTGAAGGTAAGTTCCAAGCGGGTTCAATTCGTAAAGGTATCTTAAAAGTTCTAGCGTCAACTGTTGAAACCGAATATGATCTAACCGGTACTTCATTGACTCCAATTTCAATGTTACCTAATGACGATTTAGGGTTTCCTGTCTTACAGTGGGTCAAGAACAGAGGAGTGTTCTATAATGTTTTGAACACCAGTACTGGATCACTAGAACTGAAGGTAGCGGGAATGTCAGATGACACCCAGGTGACCGGTAAGATACAGAAACCAGAGACCCTGCAAGTTGAAGGTGCAGTGCCCGCCTTAAAGGACTTTATTAAGTTGAACGTGATTGACATTCCACTGAATGGTGAAAGATGGGTCATCGCAAACAAAGGAGAGTGGAACACCATCGGAGACGAGAACTACTTTACAATTACTGCAGACGGTTCAATACCCGCAGGTGGAGTTCAGGGTCAAAGGTTCTCGAATCAGGGTACTCTTCAACAGATTGCACATTCTATTCTACAAGCGATCAATAACATTCAAGATAATCCACTTAGAGTTACGAGAAACGGTTCATCTCTGATTATTGAACACAACTCAATTGGTAACAGACTATACAGATCGTTCTTTGGTTCACACTCAACTAATGCCTTAGATCCATTTGAGATTGAGGTTGGTGAGTTTGATAACGTAACCAAGAAACTAGGACTTGACAATTCTGTTTACACAGATTGGAACGTTTACTATCCGATCGGTGGTTCAAACTCAGGTATTGGGTTCTTGATTAGCGAGACTGAGGTTGGAGATATTGACACTAACACTTACATCAGGGTTAAGACTGGTGATTTCTATAAGATCATTGACATTGTTAAAGATCCTTACTACTCTAATTTATATCGCGTTTGTTTATCAGCGTCAAAGACACGACCTGAACTCTTATTTGATACATCATTTAATCTATACGTAGATTCATATATTGACTGGGGTAAGTTTGAAATGTTTGATTTTGTGGACTTTGATTTTAACTTTAATTCAACCGATAATAACGATCCAAAAGAATTACAGTACGAAGATTACGATACACAAGTTAATCCCGTTCACTTTAA